ACCAAAACCAGAATCTACTAGAGTTCCTTTACAAATCGTTAAAAAAAGCTTAATAGAACATTTAACGAACATAGTCGGTTAATATGGATAAGAATACACCAGTAATAGACATACCTAAGAAGGTAGGGAGACCCAATTTTGAATTTACACCTAAAATATTAGAACAGGTTAAAACTATGGCTAGTTACATGTGTACCAAAGCAGAAATAGGCAAAATAATTGGTTGTTCAGAATCCACGATTAATAGAAACGAATCAGCACAGGAAGCATGGGAACAGGGGGTTGCACTAGCAAAACAAGAGATTAGAAAAACCCAATTTGATATAGCTACTAAACTAAAATCAAGCATAATGGCTATGTGGCTAGGTAAGGTTTATCTTGGACAAACCGATAAAATACAAAATGCTGATGATAATGTTCCACTGCCAATCTATGACATCATAGAACACGAAGAACCTAAAGAAATAGAATTTAAGGAAGTTAAAAATGAGTAAATGTATATTTTGTAAAAGACTTATGGTAAATAAATTAGAGCAACATATTAAAGCTTGTCATAAGTGTATTGTTGATTTGCTTATGAAAAAACATAACTTAAAAGTTAAAAAACAAGCACCAGTAAAATTGAACTTAAAAAAGTATGAGTAAATTTAGTTTATTAAAACGTGATAAGAATCCAAGAGGTGGTTTAAGTGCATCTGGTAGAGCAAGATATAACAAAGCAACAGGTGGCAATTTAAGACCACCAGTTAAGTCAAGACCAGATACTTTAACAGAATATAGACGTAAAGGTTCATTCTTAGTTAGAATGGGTAGTAGTCAAGGCAGACTATTTGATTCTAAGGGTCGTAAGACAAGATTAAAACTAAGCTTAGAGGCTTGGGGTTATAGAGGTAAAAGCAAATCTGAAGCAGTGGCTTTAGGGAGAAAATATTTAAGAACTTATCAAAACAAAAAGAAATGAATCAAATGTGTGGGCGAAAGAAACCAAAGATGCTAGATAAAAGTTTGCGAGGAACAAACGATCTTGAAGTAATTATTTATAATCTTAAAAAAGAAATAGACAGATTAAACGAGGAAGTACAAGCAAAGGATATTGAGTTAAAACAGCTACAATCCAAAGATGATTAATGTCTTTATTGGATATGATAGCAAAGAGAAAATAGCTTACCATATACTAGCTGAGAGCATACTAAGACATAGTTCAGTACCAGTATCATTTACTCCAATCTACTTACCTAACATTCAAGATTCATTTAACAGACCAAAAAACAGTTTATCATCTACTGAGTTCTCATTTAGCAGATTTATAGTTCCTCATCTTATGGGTTATAATGGTTGGGCATTATTCCTAGATTGCGATATGCTGTTTAAAGCAGACATCAAAGAACTATGGGATTTAAGAAATGATGATTATGCTGTTATGTGTTGTCAGCATGATTACATACCTAAGCATCTATCTAAATTCGGCAATCAAATACAAACTGTTTATGAAAAAAAGAACTGGTCTAGTCTAATGCTAATGAACACATATAAATGCAAAGCACTCACTAAAGAATATGTTAATGAAGCATCTGGTTTAGAACTACATCAGTTTAAATGGACTGACAAAGTAGGTGGATTACCATTAGAATGGAATTGGTTAGTAGGCGAATATCCATACAACTCTAATGCTAAGAACATACACTTTACAGAAGGTGGTTGTTACTTTGAGAAGTACGAGAATTGTGATTACTCATCAGACTGGTTTAATGTTTATACGAATACTGTTAAGATTCAATTATGAAAGCTTTTGTAACTGGTTGTGATAATAACTTTACAGACATACTTGATTGGTTTTTAGATGGCTACCATAAGCATATTAAGATTCCATTATACATAGCTAACTTCGGCTTCTTAAAACAATATCCTAATTCATTCCTAGTTGCATCTGATGGTAGAACTTGGTTTTACAAACCTAAAGCAATAGAAAAAGTACCAGCAGATAAAATCATTTGGATAGACTGCGACATAGAAATCAAAGCAGATATATCTGATATGTTTGATATGCTAGATGACTGCGATTACCTTATGAGCAAAGACCATGCAGTTAGATCAGATAGATGGCAAACAGGAATAGTCGGCATAAACAATAAACAAGTTCTAAAGAAATGGTTTGATAGATGTGAGATGAGACAAGAGAGATCAGATCAAGAAGCTTTTGCTAAAGTACAACATGAGTTTAAGATAAACAGAATACCAAATGAATATCATGGTTTAAGATTAGGTAAGAACAATGATATAGCCAAGACAATTCATTGGACAGGAGAAGATGGAAAAAAGATTATTAGAGAGAAGATTCGTAAGCAAGAACAGGAATCCAAGCATAATCTCAGTACCAATTAAATACGTTAAGTATTCAAATCAGTTTAATAATTGGTTACATTTAAAGGTTAGATCAGAACGAGACAACTTATACCTAAATGACAATCTAGCAAATCGGCGATTAAAAACATTACCTGATATTGATAACCTATTTAACCCATTAATAGTCTGGGCAGACGATAGTTTAATTTGTATCTTTGGTAACAAGCGATTAAAGACAGCTATTGATAAAGGATATACGCATATTGATTGTTTAGTTTATAGAGACTTTGATAAGGCAGTAGAAATAGGAACATCTATTTGGAATACATTTAAACAATATGGTCTATCTAAAGTTGATTATTTATTAGCAAATGATAATCAAGCTATACTAAACATAGATAGATATATGGTGGAAGAAAAACAGTTAATAGATATTTACGCAACACATCAACAAGTCTTAATCCAAGAAGCTTTAAAATCTAATCAAGATATAATGGAAACAGGTTGTGGTTATTATTCTACACCACTGTTAGTTGAGATAGCTAAGTCTAAAGGAATTAAGTTAATAGGATTTGTGCAGGATATAAACTGGGCTAGAAGATTTGACTATTTAATTGGTTCACATTATCAGCAAATACAAATAGACTTTAAACAAGAGATACCATTAACACAAAGATTTGGAATGTGCTTTTTAGACCATGAACAATTTGTAAGAGATAGAATTAAACATCTTAACAATATTTTAGAACATACTGACACTTTAGTAGTACATGATGCTGATAAAGTTGAATCATTTGCCTTGCTACACAAACCATACACTATTGAAATGCACAAACACTTAACACCCAACACAGCAGTAATTAGAAATGTTTAACCCATACGAATACTTTAAAGGCAAGAATGTTTTACTAATAGGTAATGGTGAGAAAATAAACCAGATTGATTATACTAAATTCAATTCAGTAGTTAGAATGAATCTTGGAGTGCAAGACAAACCATGTGATGTTTGGATTAACAATCTAGTTTACGAGGGTCATAATATGCTTAAAGAGATTCCACAGATTAGATGTATTGTAAGATTAAACTTTGAAAAAGATGGTAAGAGAGCAGAACGTATGCCTGACTGGGTTAAGAAAAAAGCTTGGCTATGGAACACATACGATTATAGTCAAATGACAATTAGATATAATTACTACAGACCAACGACTGGCTTTGTTGCAATCTATTGGTTACTTAATCACTGTCAGTGCAAAGTAACTATTACAGCATTTGATTTCTTTAAAACAAAGAACAGATACACAATGGAAGAAGTAAGTCATATTGGAACTTCTAAAGGTTACAACCATGATGTTAAATTGGAAGAAGATGTTATTACAAAGTTAATTCAAAGAGGAATTATTAATGCCATTTAGTAAACCACAACTAGACGTATATACTTGTCCAAAAAGATTTAGAGTTCTAATTACAGGAAGAAGATTCGGCAAGACTCACTTAGCCATGTATGAACTACTTAGATTTGCAAGTAGAAAACCTAACTCAAAGATATTCTATGTAGCACCAACTTACAGAATGTCTAAAGAGATTATGTGGAAACAAATCAAAAGACTTACGACTGAAAAGAGATGGATTAAATATGCTAATGAAACAGAACTAACATTAGTGCTTAGGAATGGTAGTCAGATAAGTTTAAAAGGTGCTGATAAATCACCAGACAATTTACGAGGAGTAGGTTTAGACTTCCTACTACTAGATGAATACGCAGATATACCAGTTGAAGCTTGGACAGAAGTTCTGCGACCAACAATCTCAGATAAGCACGTTACAGGAAATGTATTATTCATAGGAACACCTAGAGGATTTGGTAACTGGTCTTATGAGATATTTCAAAAAGGTTTAGGAGACGACCCAGAATGGAAGTCATTTAAGTACACTACATTAGATGGTGGTCAAGTTGATGCAGAAGAAATAGAACAAGCCAAAAGAGATTTAGATGAACGTACTTTTAGACAGGAATATTTAGCTTCTTTTGAAACATACTCAGGAGTTGTTTATTATAACTTTGATAGAGAATATAATGTTCAAGAATGTAAGTATGATAAAGATGCTATTATTCATATTGGCTTAGACTTTAACATAGACCCAATGTCAGCTTGTCTATTCCATATTAAAAACGATATAGCTTATATCTTTGATGAGATAGTTATTTATAGTTCAAATACTGATGAATTTATTGATGAACTATTAAGCAGATACCCTAAAACTAAAATGGTGGTTTACCCAGACCCAGCATCAAGACAACGTAAAACTTCTGC